GGAAGATAGTTTGTGTATCAACGCAACAATTAACCTTTGATCCAAGTGGAACATTTAACGGTATAATTAATTACGTTAAAATAAATCATGTAAAATATTGGTTAAAAAGAGATGTTACTTACAATGGCTTTCAGCACACCTTTACTGCTCAAACTTGGGAAACTTCTTTTAACTATTATAAATTTGTAATACCTGGAGGTTCATCAATTTTGCCTGCTGCTGGTGGAACAGTCAGTAATATAATAGTTAATTGGACATCTCCAACAATGCCAGAGAGCGGAGATGTTGGAGTAAGATTTTTAATTAGTCAAGTTAGAACTGAAACAGGAACTGATTTAATAGCATCCTATTTAAAATTCTACGAACTTGGCAATTTATTTATGGAGCATTTAGCAGCTGGAAATTTAGATGGGCAAAATGATGTTAAAGTATTTGGTTCTTTTAATAATGACACATCAAGTATTTCAGTAAAGAAACGTGTATTTTTTGGAGATGGGCCTTCGCTTGGTTCACCTGGTGCAATACGTGTAAAAAACACTGCAAATACATGGCAAGTTACTGATGGTGATGGTTGGAGAGTAGGTAATACAGGTGATGGGAAAAACATTAATCAATTATTAGTTAATGAAATTATAAAAGGTCAGTTGTTTCCGGTTAGAAAAATGGTCGGAATGAATTTCCAAATACTTGATAGAGATAATCCTTGGTTTCCACACCTTGCAATTATAAATAATAGCGTTACCTATATAATGGAAAATGCTACCTTAGATTTAAAGACAGATATAGTTAATGGTACATTTGTAGAAATAACAGACCAAAGCTAATGGGATATACTGAAAAAACAGTTTTATTAAGAGGTTTGGATTTTGATTCTGGTAGAACATCAAATCGAAGTGCTGGCGGTGTAGCAGGAACAGGTTCTATAAATCCTACAAATAGCGAACCAACTACACAAAATAATAGTGTAACAAAAGTATTTACAGAAGAATTTCTTGATTCATATACTGCAATACTTACAGTTACAAAAAATGGAGGAGTATTACCAGGTGTTACTCAACAAATATTAGTTTTTCAAAATGGTCAATTATTAGTTGATAGTCAATATAGTGTAGCTGGTTCAAATATTACTATTGATTCAGTCACACATTACGATGGTTCTAATTACATCATATTCTTTATAATTATATAATGGAACAAATACCTACACCTAAGAAAGAAAGAAAGTTTTTAAAAGCCATTGTGCGCGTTGCAGGTGTTTTAGTGCAAGAGCTGGCACTTGGTTTAGGAAGAAAATACATAGGTAAAATGATAAACAAAATTAAGATTCAAAAGAAAAGAGAAACGCTATCCTTTCTCCTCCTCCTTTCCTGCACCTTTGCCTTTGCCCAGTACCCAGCAACGGGGAACAAACAGAGACTTGGTTATCAGACTACGGGAGATGGTCTTGTTTTTAGGGGAAGGTCAAACGATACAATGGCATTAAAACCTTCTACTTTAAATAATGCCTACCATCTATTTGACACAGTTAACAATGTCTTATTTAGCTATATTAAGACTAAAGGAGGATGGCAATTTAATAATAGCGATACAGTCATTGTAAACAACAATTTTATACAGCCTGTTGACTCATTATTTTTTAAAACAAGTGTATCTCCAAACAATGTGGACACTGCTAAAATGCGATGGGATTATGAGTTAGGTACGGTTGTTTTAGGAATGTACGACAAAGTGCCCAATGAATTAGGATTTAAAAACTTTTGGCTTGTCAAGAATCAAACAGGCTCAACTATTACAAAAGGCAGCATCGTGTATGCTAATGGCACGGTGGGCGCAAGTGGAAGAATAACAGTTGCAAAATTTATCGCCAATGGCACTATTGATGCTAAATATTTATTAGGAATAACGGCACATGATTTAAGCAACGGTGAGGATGGATACGTTATTTCATTTGGTAAAATAAGGCAAGTTAACACAGATACCTTTGCGGCTGGCGCAATCCTTTACCCTTCGCCAACTACGGCAGGTGTTTGGACAGATATAGAACCAGTTGCTCCTAATATTGATATGCCAATAGGCTTTTGTATTAATTCTCATGTAAATAATGGCACAATATCAATAAGAGTAGCTTCTGGTTACGCATTGCATGAGCTTCATGATCTTGCTATTTCTTCACCAGGTGAAAAATCAAGTTTATATTATTCTGAAGGATTATGGAGAGATACAACTGCGGCTTTGTTGGTCAGTGACACGGCAAGTATGTTGACAAATTATTTGCGAACAGGTGTTGCAGCTTCGACGTATCAAGCAAAGTTAAATGGTACTGGATTTGTAAAAGCAAGCGGAACAACCATAACTTATGATAATTCAACCTATTTAACATCGTCAACAGGTGTGACAACCTTTTCCGCAGGATCAACAGGTTTAACTCCTTCAACTGCCACATCTGGAGCAATTACTTTGGGTGGCACATTAGCATTAACAAACGGTGGTACAGGTTCAACATCTGCATCTGCTGCAAGGACTGCCTTAGGCGCAACGGTGAGAGGTGCTAATACCTTTTTATTGACAGACATAGGAGCAATATCATTTTTAAGATATAATGCAGATAACACCGTAAGTCAAAGAGCATCAGATGGAATGAGGAGTGATTTAGGAGGTACAACTATTGGACAAAGTATGTTTACATTAACTAATCCTTCTGCTGTAACATTTCCAAGGTTTAACGCGGATAATACGGTGACTGCTTTAGATGCTGCAAGTTTTAGAACGGCTATTGGAGCAGGCACAGGTAATGGAAATGGAACGGTAACAAGCGTTACAGGTAGTTTACCTATATCTTCATCCGGAGGAACAACTCCTAATATTACAATAGCTAACGCTGCAGTATCTACAACAGGTGTAGTAACTGCAACTACTCAAACATTTGGAGGTGCTAAAACATTTAATGGTGTCTTAAATGCAAGTAGTGATTTAAATGTTACAGGGTTAAGCGCATTAACAGGAGGTGCAACTATTGGTACAATGGCAACAACTTCATCATTAACTCATGTTATTGGTGTAAATAGTAGTAATGCGATTGGTGAAATAGGAGTAGGTGATGGAATTAAATTTTCTGCAGGTTTTTTAGGTTTAGATAGTTATAAAACTATTGCTTTAATGGATTTTCCAAATACAAGCGCACAATCATCAAGCGATCTTACATCAACAGTTACAGGTGCAGTTGCAGGCAGTCCTGTTTTATTAGGAGTTCCAAATGCTTCTGTTGTAGCAAACACATCATATAGTGCATGGGTTTCTTCTACAAATACAGTTACGGTTAGATTTAATAATTATTCATCATCTTCAGCTAATCCAGCATCTGGAAGTTTTTATTTGATCGTCTTAAACTTATAATATGAAATCAATAATACTAAAACTTTTTTATCAAGGCTACGAGTTCATTGCCTTCTCCCTCTGCTGCGGCTTCATTGCTTCGTTCTTTATACCTATTAAGGGTTTCCTGCTTTTTACGGTTGCCGTTGTTTTTGCGGACACAATCACGGGAATCAAGGCATCAAAGAAGCAAAATCAAATTATAACCAGTAAAGGACTTTATCGTACTACTGAAAAAATAGTAATCTACTTTGTAGCCATTCTTATTTTTGAAGGTGCGAAAAATACCTTTTCAATACCTTTTCCCATTACATATATGGTGGCAATGATGATTTCTGCAACAGAATTATTTAGCGTGGCGGAAAACATCAAGCGGATTACTGGCGTTGAATTAGGGACATTAATATCAAGATTTTTCAGACGTTAAAAACAAATAATATGCAGACTAATTTAAAAGAGGTTTTAAAAAGCGCAGACACAATCAAAAGTCCCATAGGTGACATTGCTTGTTACTCAATGAACTTTGCGGAGCTTGCTTCAGAGATAAACGTTCATCTTGAGGGCAACAAAGTAAAATTTACTTGGCGTGAATATGTCCAACTTGCTCAAATCATTTGGGATAAGATTAAGGAAACGAGCAAAGAATGTGCTGGCAAAGAGATAGAGGTGAAACTTCCTCCCAAATTATCGCTCGTAGCTGCAGGTTTTTCGCTCATCGGGTTTAAGTTATAGGCGCAGACAGAATCGCTACCTTAGTGCCGAGGGGAGTAGATTAATTTCTATTCCCCTTAAAAATATAAAATATGAAAGCAAATGAATTTTTAATATGCCTTGATGCCGGGCATGGTGGCATGAGAAACGGAACGGGCCCAGAGAAATACGTTACCTATCCTTCAAAGTGCTATCAACATCGCACAGGCAAGTTTCATTCCTATGGCTGGTTTTTTGAAGGAGTGTTTAATCGCTCTTTAGCTAATTATTTAGAGCAATATCTTATTGATTATGGATTCCAAGTAAAAAAGATATATGAGCCTATCAATGACACAACATTGAATAAACGCTGCCAACTTGCCACATCCTACGCATCTGTGGCTAAACACTCTATCCTTGTTTCAATTCATGGCAATGCTGCGTCACCTACTGCCAGAGGTTGGGAAATATTTACATCGCCAGGACAAACTAAGTCGGATCTTCTTGCGACGTGCATTGGCGAGCAGGTAAAGAGTAGTACACCAGGCTGGGTGCATAGGGCAGATTATACAGACAATGACTTAGACAAAGAGGCAAGGTTTCAAATGCTTACCGGTGTAGCCATGCCTGCTGTGTTGTCGGAGAATGGATTTTTTACTAATTATTCTGATGCTGGATTAATGATAGATATTAATTGGCAACAGAGTATTGCTAAAGCGCACGCAAAGGGCATCTTAGACTACGCTGTGCAGCAAGGTGTAGTGTGGGAATAAAAAAGGCGCAAGTATCTCTCTTGCGCCTCTTAGACACCTTAAACATCAACAAACACTAATTAACAACTATATCCTGCAATAACTTATTTAACATTCTAACCGCAGCTTCTTTGACATCCTCTTTCTCATTGTTCATTTTAACTACCTGCCAAAGCAAAGATACCATTCTTTCTGGATTCATATATTCGTAAAATTGTTTGTTTTTTTCATCTTTAGAATTGTAAAAAGATACCAGTGTTGATGCGGAGGATACAACATTATTTGTCCTAATTCCCTTTGGATACTTTGCTATCATAGCATCACAAAGTGCTATTTGCTTTTTATCCAGTCCATACGTTTTAGCAGCCATGTGTTCCTATTTTTAAAAGTGAAAGTTTAGTTTTCTCTTGTTTAATGCGATGTTCAATAATGCCCATGAACCATTTATCTTGCCTATTTTTATCTTTTAGCGATTCAGCAATAAAAATCTTTTCAAGATTATTAAGACGTTTCCTAATTACTTTTTCCTGTATCATTTGAAATATGCTTTTGATATTAACGCTAATTGAAATGCGTCAATTTCATC